TGAGGACGCCGAGGTTTACGGCGTGTACCTGAACTACGGAAGCTCAGGGAGGATTCGCATCGCACGTGCGGGTGGTTCCAACGTGCGCTTCCGGAAGCGGGTTGAGGCGTTCCAGAAACGCTACAAGCGACAACTGGATCTCGAAGTTCTTGAGGACGAAGTGGCCACCGCTGAGCTGGTCAACATCTACGCAGACACGATCGTTCTCGGTTGGGAATCTGGCCCAGAGGATGAGCCCAGGGTTGGGATTATTCCCGGTCCCGAAGGCAACGACTTGCAGTTCAGCCGAGCCAACGTGGTGATGCTGCTGACCGACTTGCCCGATCTGTTCGTTGACATTCGTGCTCAGTCCATGGAGCTGGGATTGTTCAGGGAAGCGGTGAAACAAGCAGACTCGGGAAACTCGTAGAGGTTCTCGAATACTGGTTGGTATGGGGGTCGAGAGAGAGCAAACTTGTGCAACAGTACCGCAAGGGCAACCTACGAAAGTTGCCTGACAAAGTCATGGGAGCACCTAGTCTTCGCCCGGGACTTGACCTGTACTGGATTGGGTATGCTGAACTCTCGACCTGCCGACCAGCGTCATTCGGGGACCTGCTTCCAATTCCGTGGACTGCCATCGATCGTTACGCTGATCGCCACAAGTTCGATGATGACCAGTTTGAGTGGATGGTTCACATCTGTCGTGAGATGGACAAGTCCATGGCGGCATACTACAAGAACACGAGCTGATGGCAACCTCGCGTGAGCTGACCGGACTAGCACTGCGACTCAAGGAGATGCAGGAGGAGTTCAGGACTGTGTCGGGAGACACTTTCCAAAAAGCTGCTGCACGCGCTCTTCAAGTCGCAGTGTTTGCCACGCGAGTCAAGACTGGCAGGGCTCGTGGAGGATGGATAATTTCCCTAGGACCTAACGGAAAGTTCAATCGGGAAGAAACGCCACTGGACAAAGGTGGTGGCAATACCATCGCTAGGGGTCAGGCGGAGATTGCTCGGTTCCGAATCGAAGACGGGTCTCTCACGTTGGCCAACAACGTGGAGTACATCGTGTATCTCGACCAAGGCACGCCTCACAACGCAGCCGACATGATGGTCGCTCAGGCGACGCAGGCGGCGATTGACTTTATCAAACAAGGGAAGTTCCTGGAAAGCTAATGGCCACCGAGAACGTAGTACTCCGGTTCCGAGCCGACGGTGTCCGCTCTGTTGAGAGAGGCATCGACAGCATCGCAAATCGAGCCAAGAAGTCTGCCACTGCAGTGCAGTTTCTCAAGCGCAGTCTTGGGTTCATCGGGGTGGCGGCTGCTCTGCGTGGCACCATCAGCGTCATCGCTCAGTTCGAGCAAGCCATCAGCACTGTCGGTGCGGTTAGCGGAGCTACGTCCTCAGAGTTGGTGAAGCTGCGAGACATAGCCAAGGAACTCGGTGCTAACACCAGGTTCAGTGCAACGCAAGCGGCAGAGGGGCTGACGTTCCTCGCGCGTGCTGGATTCGACGTGAATGAATCTCTGGAAGCAATCGGACCAACCCTCAACCTTGCCCAAGCGGGTGCGCTCGACCTTGGGCGTGCGGCTGACATTGCGTCCAACGTTCTCCAAGGCTTCCGACTTGAGACTGATCAAGCTACCCGGGTGACCGACGTGCTCGCGAAGGCAGCGAACAGCTCCAACACGAACGTCGCACAGCTCGGTGACGCCATGGCCAAGGCAGCTCCGATTGCTTCGGGACTTGGCGTCAGCATTGAAGAAACCACTGCGGCGATTGGCGCACTGTCCAACGCAGGTATCCAAGGCGAGTCCGCTGGTGCCGGACTGGTGCGGGTGATGGCTGAGCTGGAGAGTCCAAGCTCCAAGACCATCGAACTGTTCAAGAAGCTCGGTGTTGAGGCCAGCCAGTTCAAGGTGAGTCAAGTAGGGCTGACCGTTGCGATACAAACCCTCGCTGAAGCGGGTGTGGATGCAGGCGACGCGCTCGAAGCCTTCGGCGTGCGCGGTGGTCCCGCGTTCGAGGTGTTGAGCAGTTCGATCCCCGACGTCAAAGAACTGAACAAGGAGTTGAACGAGTCGGCTGGCGCGGCGGCGGAAGTTGCGCGCCAGATGGACGACAACCTCAATGGCGCACTGCTCGCGACCAAGTCTGCTTTGGAAGCGGTCGTGCTAGGGTTTGGAGAACTGAGTGGCAGCGGACTAGAAGACTTCTTCCGGGGACTGGCAGACGCGTTGCGCTTTGCCGCGTCGAACGCGGGGGAACTGGCGCAAGCAATTGGGATCGGCCTGTTGGTTCCGGCAATCAACCTCGCGACCGCTGCCTTCAAGCGGTTGGCCATTGCAATTGCAGCCAACCCAATCGGAGCGTTGACCGTTGCTATCACATTGGTAGTCTCCTCGTTGGTCTTGTTCCGCAAGAATATCAAGCTGAGCGAGGATGGCTTGGTCAGCTTGGACAACGTCATAGGAGTGTTCGCGGACAACATCGCTATCAGCTTTGGCTTCGTCAAGGAATTACTGAATAACGTCTTCTCAAACTTCACTTTCTTCGCCAAGAAAGAGCTGGCTGAAACCGAGAAAGGTTTCTTCGGCTTCGCTCGCACCGTCGCCAAGGTTGCGGACACGATCACCTTCCCGTTCCAGAATGCTGTGACGCAGATTGCGCTGGCCTTCCGGTTCGGGTTCGCATCCATTGGGGAGTTGGCCGTGAACGTGTTCAACTCCATACTGCGGTCACTCGACGGACTCCTGATCGGACTGCAACGCAGGCTGAACATCTTCATCGAGAAGCTGAACGTCCTGTCCGCTCAAGCGGGAAGCATCATCGGTAGGGGCGGTGGGTTCAACATCGGAACGGTTGACATCCCGCAGTTCGGGGAGATCGAGAACACGTTCAAGGACGCGGGGAGAGACTGGGCTCAGGCGGCGGTTGATGCCTACCAGAAATTGGTCAAGGGAGATGGTGGATTCACCCAGATCCTCAACGGCATCATAGCTCAATCCACTCTGGGTGCGCAGGAGGCCGCTGCAGCCGCCTCTAACAAAGCCGCGTTGGCTGCTCCGGAAACGGCACCCCTCCCGACCGGCGACGCAGGAGGCGACCCTCTGGCGGCCAACGAGAAGGAGAACGTGTTGCTCCGGGACAAGGCATCGATCCTTGCCCAAGTAACCGAGCAGAGGCGGGTGTCTGCTGAGCAGGAGCTGATCAACAACGCGAACCAGCAGTCGATCAACGAGCTGCTCAAGGAGGGGTCGATCACCCTAGATGAGTACAACATCCTCGTTGAAGAGATGGGGCTCAAAATGACTGAGTCCCAAAGCGCGATGGACGGGTTCCGCGAGGCGTTCGCGGCGATTGGTACCACGGCTGCCGACGTGGGTCGTCAGATTGGTGAAGCTCTCGTAGGAGCCATCGACAAGGCGAGTGACGCGCTGGCGGACTTCGCGGTCAATGGGTTCACCGACGTCGAATCGCTCAAGGAGGCGTTCTCCGATCTGCTGCTAGACTTAGGGAAGCAGATCTTGAAGATTATCATTCAGACTCTGATCCTCAAGGCGATCCAGGCTTCGTTGGGCGTCACGTTCGACCCGACCAGCGCAGGAGCGCAAGCTGGATCAGTGGCGGTAGACGGAGGTGGTACAGCTGTGCTCCCTCGTGCAGCAGGAGGTCCGGTCAGCAAAGGAGATCCGTTCTTGGTTGGTGAGAACCGTCCTGAAATCTTCCGACCGACTCAGTCTGGCAACATCACCCCGATGTCGCCGGAGTCGATGCGACCAGAGGTCAACCTCCAAGTCGTCAACGTCCAGAGTCTGGACGAAGTAACTGAAGCGCTCAACTCACCAGAAGGGCAGCAAGTGATCTTGAATACCGTCCGGCAAAACCCGGAGTCTTTGTAATGGGTTTCTGTGCAAGCGGCGGAGGTACTGGTACCGAATGGCGTACCGCTCCTGATGCCACCAACTACATTGAACTGCTTCGCATTGTGCAGCAATTCGCAGACGACACCAACGAAGGGATATCGTCCAACGCGGACATCACTTCGATCCCGAACGGAGGAACCCTATATGCCCTTGGTGATTTTGTTCGCGTTGCTGATGGTAATGGTGATGCTTCGGCCACCGTGGTACACCCGTCAGTACACGGAGGCAACACGGCTACCTTTGAAGTCACCGGGGTCTCAGGAGGAGTGGTTACAGCGCTGCGTCTCAGAAACTCTGGCTGCTACTCCACCAATCCCGCTAATAACGGAACCGCAGGGGAGTACGATACCGTCGCACTCACCGGAATCGGAGACAACGCACTCACCGTCACCCTTACCTTCAGCGGCAACGGATGGACGATCAACAGAGTAACTCAGGAGATTGCTACCGCAACCATCGGCGCAACGGCTGGCACCGGCTACGCTGTGGCGGACACAATGGAGATCACCAACGGTGATACGCGCACCGGCTATGACTCTCCACAAGGCACAAACAAAGGCGTGCTGACTACGGTTACTGCGGTGACCACTGGCACGGCAATGACCGTGACCGATGGAGGCATCTTCCACCGGCAACCTGGGACGGACGAGATACAGACTACCGTCCTCACCGGCGGAGGCGACGGAGCTATGACAGTCGACCTGACCTACCAGGAGTTCACAGACACAACCACCGACTTCGAGTTGATCATGACTGGCGCAGCTAGTACCGTTGGGCTACGCAGCTTCAGCAACGGGTCAACAGTGTACAACTGGGAAGTCATGGGGATCCAACTGTATTCTGCTACAGCAGACTGGGATGCCCAAGTGAACGCATCTCCTGGTCGGTACCCCAATGACGATGACGGCAGCTACATGGTGCTACAGAACTCTACGATGGGATACTTCCTCAGCATCACTGACCGGCGCATCGTCCTAGTTCCCAACCTCAGCACTGGTGTGTACTCAAACAACTACTCAGGCTCGTTCGACGCATACGCTACCTCGGCTGAGTACCCCGATCCTACCATCGTCATCGGTTGCTCCAGTGCCCGAGACTTGGTGCCCACTTCCGCTCAGTACATCTGGGCTGGTATGAACATGGCGATTGCTGAGAGCGCTGCCAAGGACGGACCGGGTGCCATCCTCAGCGCGGGTGGTGTTTGGGAGATTGTTCAGAACTCTGACGGACCAACCCCAACCACCTTGAACGGAAGCAGTTCAACAACTGTGAAGTTGATTCCAGGAGGGCAGACCAGCGTCGCACTGGACAGTTCCATCGCAACGGCGAACCGAATCGTCGAAGGCACCGATGATCCATTCTACTATTATGTCTCTGCAGGCATTGGTCAGACCGGCACCAACACTCTGAGAGTCCTCCCTATGGGAAACACCGGGCAAGTATTCCCCATGATGTTCACGATCCAGATTGTTGACCTCACCTTCCTCAACGGCTCCATCAGCGGAGAGTTGGATGGAGTGAAGTGGGTGGACAAGAGGCTGGACGCCAGCAACATCTTCTCTCAGGAAGATGAGTTGGACGACGGTACCGACTACTGGTATGTGTTCAACAACTGCCGGATCACGGACAACTGGGCATACTTCGCGATTAGGGGAAGCTGATGGCTCTTCTTACCTTCAACGACAGGACGATCTCGTCAACGCTGGACATCATGACCACAATCCATGGTTGGCTTACGGGACTCGCAACGGATCCGTGGAACAGCGTGGACGGAATCGTCGGTTCACAAGTTGACCTTGACCTGAACAATTGCTACGTGCAGTTCACTTGGACCACTTCGGACATCACCATCTTCCAGTCGTTGAGTTCCGCGACCACCATTACTCCTGGCAGTGAGTCAGGTGATGTTGGGTTCGACTCGCTCGTCGATTCCCCGGTTGTAATCACCGACGCTGAGCTGTGGGGATTTGTGAGCGAGCACGCGACAGAAGGGTTCGCGCACTTTGTCTTGGAGTACAACAAGGACGGGCAGTACATCCACTTCGGCTGGGGCAACGAGCCCGCAGCTGACAAGTTCTTCACGTGGACTGGTGGTGCTTACAAGTACGGATACCACTGGGATGTGGGAGTCGGTAATGCTTTCCTTCCGGGGGATACCGCGCACCGAACATGTATCGACAGCAACCACACCTCCTCGGCGCAATCGACCGCAGGCAACCTAGCAACCATGACCGCCAGCGGACTGCGTGGGCAAGATGTGAACTCTGCATACCTGGCGTTCACTAGTGTCGCCATCGCAAACATCACCAGTAAGAACGACGCCAACGCGGACCCCATATCCGCTGGGTTCTCCTACGCTCGCGGGGGACCGTGGTTGCACAACGCGATCCATGTTCCGGTGAGCCCAAACAACGCATCGATCAACCTGTTGCCAATCGTGTTCGGATACCGACCTGCGGACAACGACATCCTCCCACTCGGGCGAGTACCAAATATCCGATCGTGTAACATCGCCGACATCCAGCCGAAGGAGCAGCTGACCTTTGACGGGGAGACTTGGCAGTTCTTCCCGTGGGCGCAGAAGCTCACTCTGACTTCAGGCACCACTCCGGCTTCCCGCAACGCTGGCCTTGCGTACAGGGTGAGCTAATGGCCA